AGTAGGGATTAGAATATCAATGATATAGTGTTTGTTAGCAACAACTTCTATTGAACCTATCTCATATGGAATTGGCTCATCAAAAATTTTATCCAAATATTTTTTATTAACGATATCTAATAATTTTTTGATTTTTTCTAATTCTTTCATAGAATATTGTGTTGAACGGATTGAATCTAAATATTTCTTAATGGTCCTTCTTTTTACGTCAGTGGGTATGTCTAAATCGTCAACTAAGTTATAAAAAATTTTGTTCACTAAATATTTTTTATTTCCGTCTGTGTTATGCCCTTTTCCATCTACCACAACGTACGGAATCGGAATATTCGAGGAGGAATCTATCACATCAAAGTATTTTGGAAATAAGTAAGCACCAACTTGGAACTCTGTTTCTAAATATTTTAGGAATTCATCGTTAGTGTCACCCTTATATTTTGATAGTATATCGTCTTTCTCCTCTTCTGTTATTATTAATCTCATATATATAAATATGTCAATAGTATTTTACAGCACTTCCGTCATCAAAAATTAAAATCTTCAGTCCGTTGTAATTCATATCAACACTATTACCTAATACATCCAAAACTCTAACAGGTTTTTTAAAGGTTATGTTTGCAAAAATTGGGTCATAGATTTTTCTAGCACCATTCAAATCAACCTGAACTAATCTATAATAAGAAACACCATCGTAAGGTGTCCTATCCAAAAATTCATAATCGATTTTTCTGTTACTATAAACAGAAGTTTTTAATCTCGCAACTTCCACAAAAGTATATAAATCTTTTGACTTTTCCAAAATAAAATAGTCTGAATTTGATTCACTCATAGTTGTCCAACGAAGAAGAATGCCGTTATTTGTCGGAGTCGCGGTAAATAAGGTCAATTCAACAGGCAATAAAGATGCCTCGGTCCAATAAGGACATATTGTTGTTAAACCCTGACAAAATAAACCGGAGGTCGTACCAACAACACACCACACATATTCGTGACCTACAATTAGATTGTTAAAAAATTGTCCTTGACCTACTATAACATTGTCAGTTCTATCACAAAGTTGTAAAGAGGTGAAAGTAACAGTAGAACAACCCAAAGCACTAAAACCAGAATTCAAATACACACCATTTGATATTGCAACAAAGTGGAAACAAAGTGTAAAACTTATCTGAGGTTGAGGTAAAAAGTAGCAATAACCGTTTGACTCCAAATACCCGTAAGTTGGTATTGGTGTAGCACTTTGGTATATTGGCCCTATCGTTGAGTCGCATAATGAAGTTATGGGACTACTTGATAGCATTTGAATGTTCGTCAATTCGGAGTGTTGCGATAAACCAAATAACGAAAAAGTAAATACTAAAATTAGGGTAAGTAGAGTTCTCATACCTATAAATATCAAAATTTATGATATAATTTTATTTTTTATCTGAATTTATTGTTTCTTAACTTTGGAAAACTTAAATTTGTGCTATGAATATTTTCGTATTAGATACCGACATCGAGAAGTGCGCAAAAGACCATTGTGATAAACACTGCGTCAAAATGATACTTGAAACCGCTCAATTACTATGTGGTGTTCATTGGGCGACAGGAGGTGATGCTCCTTATCGTTTAAGTCATAAAAACCACCCTTGTGCAATATGGGCTCGTGAGTCGTATTCTAATTATGTTTGGTTAACTGATTTGGGATTTGCATTATGTAATGAATATCAAAATAGATATGGTAAAATACATAAGAGTAAATCCATTTTAGAATGGTGTTTGGTTAATAGACCGAATATTCCTGACATCGGATTAACGCCTCAACCTAAAGCAATGCCCGATGAATATAAAGTTGACGATGTTGTCGAATCTTACAGAAACTATTATAGAGGTGGTAAAAAAGACATTTTAGTTTGGAAAACAGGATATAAACCTGAATGGCTGAATTAAGCACATCCTCCGTCTTTACAGAACATTTCTTTTTCTTTTTCTCTCCTTTTTTTCAAACCTGAAAATCCAGGTTTGTCTGATTTGAATGAAAGGATGGTGTCAGCCGCTTCTTTGTATTTACCTTTTTTCACAAAATCAATAACTTCATTCTCAGAACCAGTACCTCTTAAAGAACCACAACCGGCGTTAAAGGCCAATGAAGTCAGAGTGTCGAACATACTTTGTGTTACACTCACGTTTATTTTTTTTGATTTCCATTCATTGAATATTCTTTTTACACACTCTGAAGCAGCATTTGCATCCCTATTCAGAATTTTTTCTGCGGTTGTTTGGTCAATTTTAGCCTCAGGTTTTGCATATTCACCTGTGTGGCCCCAACCTATGGTCCAAACATCTCCCGGTACCTTATATGATTTTAACATTGGTTGACAATTTGAACCGACCTTGCCTTCTTCACACTTCAAAAAAGAAATCAAATTTTCTGACGGTGTTAAAATTGTTGGGTCAGAGTAAAAATTTGCACCCTGTTGGCTCGTAAATTGTGTTGGAGATTTTTTATACTTGATATCTCCATTGTCGTTTATAATGTGGGCAACACCTTTAGAATTAAGTATTTTAACTATTTCATTTTTTTCAGAATCAGTAAACTCCATTGTAGAATTTACAATATCATAAAAACTTTCTTTGTATTTAGAAATTAATTTAGTATTAACTTTAACAAAAAATTGTAAATTTGTTATCTGTTTAAGTGCATCGTAAACCTTATCTTCGTCAGTACCAATTCCTGAAGTGGCATCCCAAATTTGGTCCGCTAACACTTCAACTTTGTCGACTTTAACTTGTTCAATTAACTTCTGTAATTGACTTTCTTTAATTATTATATTCATAATGATAAATATATCGTACTTGGTGTTGATAATGAATGAATTTATTTATATGTTTCTTAAAAATTAGAAATATGAAAAAAATTGAAAACGGAGATACCGTAAAAGTTAATTACACAGGTAAATTTGAAGATGGTTCTGTATTTGATTCGTCTATGGTTGAAGGTAGACAACCACTAACCGTAACTTTGGGTCAAGGTCAACTTATCCCTGGATTTGAAAGAGGATTAATCGATATGGCGGTCGGAGAAACCAAAACTATTGAGATTGAACCAACTGAAGCTTACGGAGATGTAAATGAGGAAATGTATCAAGAGGTTGAGAAATCAGTTCTTCCTGAAGATATTTTTGAAGGAATGATGTTACAGGTAAATGGTCCGCAAGGAGTGTTTAATGTATTAGTTAAAGAAATCAAAGAAACAACTGCGGTGTTGGATGCTAACCATCCTTTGGCAGGTAAGAAATTATTTTTTGACTTAGAGGTAGTTGAGGTGATGTAAATCAATAAAACCCCGACCAAAAATCGGGGTTTTTTAATATTACCAATTTATGAAAGTTACAATTTTAGAACAAACAGACGATAACACTTTTATTGTGATGGCTGACGATGGACAGACCGCAATTGTTACATCTGAAGACATAGAAAGATTACGTAAAATAGGTAATCTACACGAAATTAATACAGAACAAAAGGAAAATTTGTAATATTTATCTCAATAAGGTAAAATATGCGATTTTCAAAACAAAACATAGTTGAGGCGGTAGGAGTTCCATCCAACATAGAGAATGTATCAAAAAGAGTTTTCAATTTTTTTGAACAAAAACTCCAAGAAGAAGGGGATTCAATTGTTGACCCCAATATAACATATGAATATGAGTTAAATGGTAGATTTAAAATCGGTGATTTTAATTTCAGGTCTATTAAATTTAATCTTATTTTTATTGCTACAGACGAAGTGGATGAACCATTGGCTCTTGGTATGGGAATTCATATGATGGCACAACCAAAATTCCCTGAATTTGTATTGGTATCACAAAAAAGTAAGGATTTAGAATTTTCAGTTCGTATTGTAATTCCTGAAAGTAAAGATACAAGGTTTTCCCAAGTTTTAGATATGATTCAAATTGAGGATTTAGAGATACAGTCCTCATTTTCTCACGAATTAATGCACGGTTATGACGATTTCAAAAGACCGTTTGAATCCCTAAAAAGTAGAGCAAAGTATTCTGGTGTACATCAAACAAGATTTGATATTCCACCATTAAGAAGATTTTTACATTATTTATATTTCGCATCCGCAACAGAAAATGTTGTTAGAGCGGCTGAGGTCCATTCAATAATGAAAAAGGCTGGTGTATCAAAAGATATGTTCTATGATTTTTTATTGTCAAACAAAACTTACAAAATGTATCAAGAAATTAATAACTTTTCATTAGATAATCTTAAAAAAGATTTATTAAATTATATTGACGATATTGACAATATATTAGATAGATTTGGTGAAGTAGATACATATAAAACTGACGAAGAAAAAGTTAATAGAATATTAGAATTATTATATATTAATCTCGGTAACAACATTGTATCTGGTTATAAAGAACTTATCACAACTGATTTTTTTGAGATGCTTTCAGGTTTATTACTTCCTGACAAGGAAGAGGCTTATAATAAATTTGGTCAAGAAATTCAAAGATTCAAAAAAAATCCTATGGAGTTTTTCAAATTCGAGGAAAAGAAGTTAAAAGCAATTTCATCTGAGATGTTAAAAAAACTATCAAAACTATACTCTTTAATTGGTGACAAAAAAAAATCTATTAAGGAATGGGATTTACATATGAATATGTTACCGAAACCTAAATACGAAAACAAGTATAGAGTATAATAATGCACAAATTAGTTCCACTTATAGAAAAAGTTATTTTAAGTTCATTTCCTGATGTTATGGAGGTTGATTTTGAAGAAGTTGGGTCTTATTTAGGTTCTTCACCTGAATTACCAGAAAAAGAAAGAACAATAAAAAAAACACTTATTGTTGTTACAATTAACAACTTAAAAAAGGGATATACTTGGTATCAATTAAGTAATTTAAAAAACCAAATTATAGAAAAGGTTGAATCTTACTTTAATTTGGATTGGCGTGAATATGGTTCGAAATGGGCTTTTGAATTTTATCAAGCAAGAACGGAAAAGATATGAGAAAGTTAGATTCAAGAATTGTTAAGATACAAAAAATGATGGGTGTTCGTAATTTAGTTATGGAAGCATCCAAAAAAGATGTTTTGGTTAATAAATTGGGGCTTAAAGAAGAACATGCCGAATTTTTTGACAGAACTTGTGGTGGATTATCAGTTATTATTTTTAAAAAATATTTAAGATTTATCTTTCACGTTATGAAAAATTCTCCGGGAGAGGAGTTTACTACTCTAAGCGAAAAGGAGGTTATCGAGGCTCTAAATAGAAATTCATCTATTCCCGGAAATCATAAACAATGGGTACAATCTATTATGGATTGGGTGAGAGTTGGTTTGAATGGTAGATTGAATCAATATCAAGATTTGAATTTTACAGAACTCTATAATGAGTCTAAAGAATGGCATGACTCATTAAATTTAGGTCAAGGTGATGTTAATTACAAAGAAGAAAATACCATTATAAAAGATTTCAGAGACGCAGATGGAAATGGTTTTTATTGGGTTGATTTGAATACTAATACTTCTGATGAAGAATGTAAAAGAATGGGTCACTGTGGGAGGACGGGTTCTAATAATAACTTATATTCGTTAAGGGAAAATAAAAAATTACCAGGTGGAAAATTTACATTAAATAAAAGTCATCTAACAGCATCAATCGGTAATGATGGTATTTTATATCAATTGAAAGGACCAAAAAATAGTAAACCTCAAGAAGAATTTCACCAATATATCTTACCTTTATTTTTTGTATTAGGTGGTGGGGGAGAAGAGGAAGATTATTTAATACAAGGTTTTGGTTCAGAATACGCATCTAATTTAGATTTTAAAATCACTGACTTACCTGATGATACCATTAAAGAACTTTATACACAAAGACCTGAACTTTTTGAATCGTACTCTTTAAGAAGTAAACTTAAAGAGATGGGTCTTATTGAAATGCCGGGTTTACAGAGTTTTGTATTATCAATCCCTTCACACGCTATTGATAGATATGTTGATGGAGATTGGCTCATCTCAAGAAGACAATGGACCGACGCTCAAGGATTTAAAAGAGAATCAAAGTCATATTTTTTTGAAACATTACTTAATGACCCTTGGGTTATTTGGGAAGGGCATGATAATTCAGATTGGAAAAGTTCAATAAACTATTATTTGAATAAAGAAAACGAAGAAAGGATAAGAGGTTATTTAATTTCCTTGGCGGAAAATCCAAGTGAATACGAAAGTTACTCAACTGAAGAATTGGTAGAAGAATTGGATGGTGATTATAATGTCAGAAATGCTCTGTCTTCAGCGGTAAATGATGCAGAGTCCGAAGATTATATTGACGCTTTAAGAAGACATTTGGAATCAAGGTTAGAGGAGTATGGAACCGTATTAGAACTTAATGATAATGGGGCCAAAATTGAGATTAATTTACAATCTTTTGTTGACCGACACGTTGATGATGAGTCTCTTTTTGAATTGTTAGAGGATTGTGGTGAAACCAATTCTGAATGTATATTCGATGAAATAATTGGTGGATGGGGTTTTGAAAAACCAAAATGGAATTTTGACGATAGGTATTATCCTGATGTCGATGAAAGATATTTTAATGATGTGTTAGTGGATAGATTGTCTGATTTTATGTAAAATTATTCAGTTTCTTTTGAAGCGTATTTAACACCCATTATTGTTCCTATAATACTAAACGCATTTGTTAGTAAAATACCAAACATATTTGCCCAAGTAGAACCTATAATTTGAGTATCTTTTTCCGTAAATAAGGCAATCATATACATAACTGTCGTAATGAAACCAACTGCCAATATTACACCCAATGAAACTTTAACAATCCTCTCAATCAATTGAGTTTGTGTTCTTTTTTGTAAAACATCCAAATCATTTTCTGCTGTATTTTTAGCATTTTCAGCATCAACTCTCGCTTGTTCAGATTTCAACATTTCTTGTTGTAATTCCAAACTTATTTTTTCGTTCTCTTCTTTCCAAAGAATAAGTTCTTTATTCTGAACTTCATATTGTATTTTAGATTCCTCAACAGATTTCAAACTCTCTGTTAATTCCTCTAAAATTCTTTGATTCTCTTGGTTTAATTTTTCTAATTCATTATTTTTAAATTGGACTTGCTTTGTAATTTCCAATCTTTTTTTCCTCGTTTCCTTATCTTTTTCCAAACAAGTTTTAACATATTGTTCAAACTCAGTATCACCTGAATAGTCAATAACTCTAATAATATTCCCCTCAAGACAAATATTCCTTGTCTTACAAAGATTTATTAATTGTTGTTTAGTTTGTTTGTTAAAAGTTATCATTTGTAAATTTTAAATGGTGCGGTTCTATTTTTATATCCTTCGTAGTCCTTTTTAAATTCTTCTAATCTTGGTTCAATATCATCAGATTTTATAATCCAAAATTGAGCACCGGCTTTAATTGCCTTAGCCTGTTCTTCAGGTTCATTTGAAGATGAGATTATCCCAATGATAACGTGGTTTCCGTACTCAAAGTTTATTTTTCTAATAAGTTCAATCCCATCGAAAGATGAACCTATTATGTTTAAATCTACAAACACACATTCAGGTTTTTCTTTACTACTTGTTTCATACCACTGTTTGAACATTTTGGCGGCCTCATCTGAACTGTTTACAGATTGTAGAGATAAACTTATCTCAAGTAATGAGCACGCATCTTCAAACACTAAGTGAAAAAGGTCCTCGTCGTCGACTAATAATATTGATTCTATCATTTTAGGTTAGGTTATTTAATCTTTATTTTCATTTTTGTACCTATGTTATTTTTTTCACAGGTAAGTTCAAATCCGTGTTCTTCCATAATCGCCAAACAAATATTTAATCCCAAACCCGTACCGGTTTCTCTTTGACCTTCTTTTCTAACATACGGTCTAGATAAATATTCGAAATCCATTTGAGACATACCTCTACCATTATCTTGTATGATTATGGTATTGTCAGATTCCATAAATATTTTTACTACTTTAGTATCAGAATCGTTATATTTTAGACCATTACGTATCAGGTTATCCACCGCAGTACAAAATAATGAGTCATTAACATTTGTTGTTACCAAGTCAGAAATTAATACTTGACTTTTGTAAGATGTGGAATTTAAGTAATTTACTAGTATTTCTTTCAAGTCATGAGGTGATGTATGAAATATCGCATCTTTTTTAACTAAATTTGTAAATTCATAAACTCCTTTATAAACTTTCTGAGTATGAATCAATCCTTCTCGTATCATTTTTAGAGGAGCCTCAATCTTCAACTTTTTGATATCTTCAGGTGTTAATCTTCTCTCTAATGAATTAACTCCTCTTGGTATGTATGTGTTTATACCTGAGTGCATATCGTGTCTAATTATTTTTGCTGCGTGTTCTAAGTAAGTGTTTTTCTTTTCAATTTCTATTTGTTGTAATACACTTGATGTTACGTCAGTAGCAATTTTCATAACCCTATATGTTTTACCACTTTCATTTAATATAGGATTGTATGTCGCTATTAGATACACTAATGAACCATCTTTTTTAACTCTAACTATATCACCACTAAAGTATTGACCTTTCTTTAGTTTACTCCAAAAATCTGAATAAGATTTAGAATTTTTTTCTTCATCCCTAACGAACATACTGTGGTGTTGACCAACAATTTCTTCGGAACTATAACCCATTAAATCTAAAAATATGTTATTTGCAAATTTTACATCACCATTAAAATCAAACTCAATAACAGCGTTAGAACGGTTTATAGCGTCCATCCTGTTAACTATTTGGTTTTCTTTTGATGTAACAACATTAGAAAGTTTGTTTGATTCGTTTACCGAGTGTGTGAAACTATATAGTGAAGATAACATTTGTGAGAAATTAAGTTCCTCAGTTGTCCATTCACGTTTATCGTATGACTCGATACATACCACACCTAAAACATCACCTTTATATATTACGGGAACATCCAACATAGATTTTATCCCTAAAGGTTTTAGATAGGTCTCGGTAAAACATTCAGTGGCAGGATGGGTTTCAGCATCACTTGCTATGATTATTGGATTTTCTTCAATATAGTCGAAGTAAGG